AATTTTATAAAAAATAAAAAAAAATACCCAATAATATATAATAAATGACTGAAATGTATTATTCGGTATATTTTATATTAATAATAACAATAATTGTGTGTATATTAATTTGGAATAGTAATTTACATAAAAGTTTGAAATATCAACAATTTTTACAGTTATTAGCTGGTATTACAGTGTTATTTACAAGTTTTGCGATAATTATTCAATTATATACATTTACAGCTACACAAGATGATAAAGAAACACAAATTTATGAATCTATGTTTAATGATTTAATAGGAGATACTTTAAATTATTTTGAAAATAATCCTAAAATGAATTATTATTACAATTCAATGTTTAAACCTTTACATTATAATCCAGATAATGTAAAAAAAAGATATTATTCAGAAGAGCAACAAATAACACATTCTATGTTACAAAAGTTAGGTTCAATATTATATTATTTAAATACAGAGCAAACTTTAGATAAAAAAACTAAATTAAATATAGAAACAAAAATAGATTTATTTTATAAAAATGTGATAAGTTCTCCAATATTTATGGAAAATTACATGAATATAAAAAATCGTTTATTTTCAGAAAGCGTAAAAAACTATTTACAAGAAAAATTTAATATATAAAATCATAATATAAGTAATGCCAAATAGAACAAAAAAACAAAGAACGAAAAAAAAGCATAATAAAAGTATAAAAATTAAAAAACTAGCTAATAAAACACCTCATTTTATAAATGAAATAAGTCAAAATATAAACGAGTTTATAAATAATAATATAAATTTGAATATAGATTTAGTAAATTCTTTAGAAAATAAAGTTGTAAAATCATATTCACCGACAATAAATAATGATTTAGTTACACTTCAATCGGTAGAAAGAGAAAAAGTTCATAATTGTAATAATGAAAAAGCATTTGAATTAAAAGAGCCTCTACAAATAGGATTGCCCGGCGTATTATATGGAAAGTCTTGTGTTCCATATTATGATAATAAAGCAGTAAAATATCTATTAAAAAACTTAGCAGCGAATAAGCATGTAAATCCAGATAAAATAGTAACTCCTATACAAAGTCAATCTAATTGTTGGTTTAATACTATGTTTGTAACATTATTTATAAGCGATAAAGGTCGTAAATTTTTCCATTTCTTCCGACAATTAATGATAGAAGGTATACAAAATGGTGGAACAAAAATACCAAGTAAGTTAAGAGATGGTTTTGCTTTATTAAATTATGCGATAGAATCATGTTTAACTGGTAACAAATATGCGTATATATTAGATACAAATGTAATAATAAGAAAAATATATGAAGCAATTCCAATTAAGTATAAAGAGAAGCTGCCGTATATAAAGGATGTTTCGGAAGCAGGAAATCCAATTCGTTATTATTGGAGTCTAATTTATTATTTACATAATAAATCATTAGAGATGTTATTTATAAAAAATACAAATGAAAAATGGAAAGAGATGATATTAAAAGAATTAGAAAAAAAGCAACATTTACCACATGTAATAATTTTAGAGATATATGATGGGACTAACAAAAATGCGGGTATTTCTGGTCAAACTACTAACAAACCTAGAAGTTTTTTTATAAAAGGTGCGAAATATGTATTGGATAGTTGTATAATAAGAGATATTTCACAGCAACATTTTTGTGCGACACTAACATGTGAAAAAAATGAAATGGCATACGATGGTTTAAGTTATCATAGATTGGTTCCGTTATCGTGGAAAAAATATATAAATTCTGATTTTGAATGGGAATTTGATGGTTCAAAGGATTTAGATGGAAAAGCATTAAAATGGAGTTTTTTACATGGGTATCAAATGTTAAATTATTATCGTGTAAAATGAAGAAAAAAATTTATGAAATTTATAATAAATTGAAAGTTTGATATAAAAATAGAATAGTATTTTGAGAAGCTAAATGGCCCCCACCGTCATCGTATTCATTTTTATTATCATTATCAGAAATTCCAGTTAAAGTTAAACATGGTATGTTTAAATGATTACTAACAATATATGTAATAAATTCATCTTGTCCTTCACCAATAGAATTATTATGTATATTAATAAATCCTTTTGTATCAGTGATAGGTTGTAAAACAAATTTAGATGTTTTATAAAGAATATTTTTTGCTTCTATAAAGTTATAATCCAAAGAATATTCTTTATAATTAAAAATTGTAGCTGAATTAAATTGTACAACGTCACCAATATTGAATATAATACTTCCAGCAGTGCTAATTCCAATTATACTTGACGTTCCTAAAGTGTCAATTAGATGATAAATACTATTTAATAAAATAGAAATATTAGAAAATTGTTGTGGATGTTTATTCATAAGGCAAAAATAATTTCTACCGACTTGTAATGTAGTAGAAACATCTTGTTGATAATCAATAATTTTATATGAAATATTATTATTATTTAAATAATTAATTATGAATTTTTTACAATTAATATCCCAAAATAATATTAGTGAATTGGAAATAGGAATTTTATTATCTTTGATATGGTAAATAATATAAAACAATATAAATGAGGATATAAAAAATAGAAAAAATAAAAAAGAAAAATTATAGTAAATCATAATATTAAATTATATATTATTATAAAATATAATTTAATTATAATAAAGAGAAATGAGTTTGCCAGTTAATATAAATACAGGATTTAGAGAAACATTGTATCAAAACCCAAATTCTTCAAATAAAATAACACCATTAACTGAAGATGATAAAAAAAATGTGTGTAAAGATATATTAATTACAGGTAAAAAAATAAATAATAAATATAGTATACCAAGTCAATTTCCGGTTATAACATCTAATACGCAATCAAATAAAAAGATAGGCGGAAGAAAAAAAAGAAGAAAAACATTAAGAAAAAGAAGAAGCAAATATAGCCGTTATTAGATCCGATATTATAGTCGTTATTATATCCGTTATTATATCCGTTATTATATCCGTTATTATATCCGTTATTATATCCGTTATTATATCCGTTATTATATCCGTTATTATATCCGTTAATATATCCGTTAATATATCCGTTAATATATCCGTTAATATATCCGTTATTATATCCATTATATAGTCGTTAAAAACCTGTTATGATGGATTCTTATTTATCTTCTAATTTTTGAACGCGTTTTTTTAATTCTTGAATTTCTTTAATAAGAATGCCAATTAATCCACTATAATTAACGGTTTGTGATATTTGACCATCTTTTTCGCCTTCCACTAGGAAAGGAATTTGTTCTTGTAATTCATGAGCAATTAAGCCAATACTTTCTTTTCCATTGTCTTTAAATTGAAAGTAATAAGGTTGAAGTGGATCAATTGTAAAATCTTGTAAATTTAAAGGTTTAACATTTTCTTTTAATCTATAATCTGAAGATGATGTAAATTGATATGCGCTAACTATTATATTATTTCCATGATTTAAACTAAGATCTGGTGATAAAGTTCCCGGAGTTCCTTGAGTTAGAATCCAATTACTTGGTCCAGTTGCTCCAGTAGGTCCAGGGGGTCCAGTTGCTCCTGTAATACCACCAGGAGGACCAGGAGGTCCAGTAGGGCCTGTGGGACCAGTTGGGCCATTAATATTAGTTATATCAAACAACATATAATTTGAAGTAAAAGTATCATTAACAACTTGAACACTATAGGTACCAGGCGAAGCATTTTGAGGAACATAAAAACTAATTTGATTGGTACTAAAAAATGATACAGATAATGAATAATTTCCAAAGCGAACTATAGAATAGGTTCTAAAATTGGTGCCAAAAACGGTAATAATGGCTTGATATCCATAAATACTTAAATGTGATGATAATGAAGTAATAGTTGGTGCTAAAGAAGGTAAACTATCAGACCATCCAGCACAACGTTTTCCACCATTACTGTAAAGAAGTCCTGACATTTATAATATAAATATAAAAATATTATTAAACCTTTTATTGTATCAAAGATTTATAAATTAGAAATAATTTCATCATAAGTTTTGTTTTTATAATTTAATTCAATTACAGATTGTATTTTTGTATTCAAAAAAGGTTTGATTATATTATAAATTATTGATATATATCGGGTTGGATTAATAATAATAATTTTTCTACAATTATTACTAAATTTTCCTGATATTAATTTAGCTAATTGTATTCCAACATTAACTTGAAAACTATGCTTAAAATTAAAATCTGTACCATCAAAAATCCATATCCAAGACATATTTTCAGGTAGTTCGCTTAAAACTCCATCATAATGATTTATTATACTTTTGCTATCATAATATAGTTTTGCTTTGGAAGGACATGTATAATAATATTTTATTTTGTCTGATTCAAAAATTTCATTTAAAGAATGAGATGTTGGATCAATAGCGCATAAGGGACATATATATTTCATATTTTAAAACTATATATAAAAAATGAAATTTAATCTAATTATAAAATTCTCAAAGGGGTAAATGCGTTTACGTGTGTTATGCTTTTTTTACCATTAGAAGACTCGCCAAAAGTTCCAGTATAGGAATTCCAAAAGAAGAAAGCACTAATAATTAAAAAATAAAAGCCAGTGATAAATTCTAATGTTCTATTTGATACTGATTTAGTTAAATAAGCACCTACAAATGCTAATAAAAAATAACAAAGGAATAGTATTACTGAAGTAAGAATTCTAACTTGACCACGATTATAATATTGAATAACAGCTAGAATAGAAATTGGCGGAACAATAGCAAGTAAAACTGTTCCAGCAGCAGTTTTAAAATTTGGAACTATACCTAAAATTAATAATCCAGGAAGCATAACTTCAGCTCCAGACTGTCCAAGAGCGCCTCCAAATAATCCAGCAACTGATCCTAAAATAATAGTTAATAATATGTCAAATGTCATATAGTAAAATGATATTATATTTTTTACATAGGAGCGTCGTCGTCTTTTTTTAATGTAATGTTCCCTACAATAAAACTGTTAGCTAAAATGTAAGTTATATATCCAACTATATTTCCAATAATAAATCCAATAATTAATTGTAGAATAGTATGATTATTAAATAAATATCGTTGAAACAATGAAGCAGTAGTAATAAAAACATATAAAAATATATAAAATGGATTATTCAATGTTAAAAATATAAAAATTAAACAAAATCCACAATTTTGAGCATGTCCAGAAGGCATGCCATATTTATCAAACCCGATGCGTGATCCATTGTTAATAGCAATTTCTAATATTTTTATATCATTAGAAGGTCTAGGTTGTTTAAAAAGTAATTTTAATAAAATATTTAAAATGTTATTTAAAATAAATCCGGAAACAAAAAACTGTAAATAAGTTGTTTGATTTCTTAGAAGAATTAATGTTAAAAAAAATAAAAATATTGGTGCGTATAAACCAATATAATTGAAATTAATATAATTATTCATTATTATATAGTGACATTAATTTTTATCAATTATGACCTCTTTGGAAATATAGCTGATAATTTTATGTAAATTTTTATCGGATTCCTCTTTGGATGATCCAGATTTAGAGTTTTTAACAATTTTTCACAAGTTATGAAGTAAAGATTATTTTTTTTAGAATCAGAGTCAGTACAATCAGGATATTCTTTTCGCCATTCTTTACTTCGTTATAAATATTTTTAATATTTTCATTAGCAATAACTTTAATGGCTTTTGTTAAAATTGGTTTTTCATCATGTTCTTTTGCCCATGCGTTGTTGTATTTAATGTAAATAACTTCTCTTTTTTGATCGCAGCAATGTAAATCATTTTCCGCAAAAAATACAATCACAAAAAAAACGAAAAAAATGAAAATGAGAGCATTTTGGTAAGAAAGCATGTACTTAGATCCCTTTTTCCAAGACTTCTTTCAGTTTTTCATTTTCAAAAACCAAATCACTTTTATAAATCGAAATATGCCAACTATATATTATTGTTAAAGTACTTAAAGACTCTTTAAGTCCATTTGAATATAATATTTCTTAAAGTACTTAAAGAACCAACCCCTCTAATACTGATATAAATTCTCTGATATTATTGTCATTGACCAATCACCACCATGTAAATCCACTACATTTCCTTTGTCATCTAATAACTTCACTCGCAAACGATCTATATCAACTGGACCAAAATAAACACGTTTATTATCCTGTAAAGAACCACTAAATTCAACATATATATCTCCTGTTTTCATTCCACCATATTTTATTGGTATTAAAGCAAATGTATCTGAATTTGTTGGAGCTTTTGATCTAAATGAGATTGTTTTATTTCTATTTTTTATTATTTCATTTACCGTATATATTTGTGCTTGAGTTAATGTTCTCGGTGCTGAAGGCAATATTTGCTCAACTTTTGCGCCTGCTAAATCTATTTTATCATTCAAACTACTAAATAAATTGTCTTTATTTATTCCTAGCGCTATTGCTTCCGCTGAATCTAACGCTGATAAATTTCCTAATGAATTTAAATCTAATTGAGCTGGTAAATTTGTCGGGTCGGCATTACATATATATGGCTGAGAAGCATTATAATATGACGGTATCGGCAATGTCTTTGATAATTGTGTTATTGTTATTAAACCATTATTTATATGATTTTGATTATAATCATCTAATACCAATATAAAATACTTTGGACCATATAAATTTAAAACTGCTGTTGCTTTATTACCTTTATTATATGTATAATTTGGTGTTGTATTTAAAATAGTTGTTGTAAAAACTGGTTCTATTGGCAAACGGTATCCCATTAACCATCCTAATGTTCCATTAAATGTATGACCTTGACCTGTTGATGCTGAACATGGATAAGATCCAGATTCATAACAACTTTTTGTTCCTGTTAAATCAAAAAATGTAAAAAAAGCAAACAAATCCTTATCAAATGTATCTAAACCCTTGGTCAAAGTTTTTATTTTATTTTTTGAAGGATCTTCCCAATCATCACCTAAATATAGTGTTATTTTTCCATTATTCTGATTATATCTAGCTATATCTGGGGCTAAAGGTAAGGCTGTTCCTACGTAAGTAAAAGGTTGTGTCCAATCTACATCTGAATATGGTTTTAAAAAATTATCTGGGTTTGTAAACGCACTATTTAAAGCGTCACAAAATTCGGTTGGTGAATAATTCCCTGGTTCAATAAATATTTTAAACGTGTTTGTACTTGTACCATCATCTGTAGGATTTGTTATCCAAAAACATGTATTACCATAAATATAATCAATTGTGTACCAAGTATAAGGAATTTGTATAGAATATAATGTTAAATTTAATACATCAGTTAAAGGATCTGATAAATCTAATGTAAAATCTGTTGATATTGCTTCAGAACCTCCGGATGCTTGACGAAATTGACTATCAATATTTATAAACCGACTCGTTGTATTTTTCAAATTGGGATTCAAAATATCTTGAGCAACATTTATCGGAAGAGTGTTATTTACTCCTAATTGTTGTCTATTCATTGGAACATGTTGATTATCGTATACATCTATTTTTTGGAAACGATCTGTTAATTTATCTTTTTGAACCTGATTATCTTGGGGTAAAGCCTCGTATTTATACCATTCATCGGTTTGTTTAGTATTTGGAGTATATTCTGCGTCTATACCTGATGTTTCTAATTGATTCATATAACGTAATAATTTTGTTTGAATAGATTGAAAAAAATTTACTAATTGTGGTTGATTCTGACCTGAAGAAGAATAACGCTGAATATATTTGTTAGTAGCATCAATTATTTGGTCTGAATCAGGATCATCTAAATCTAATATTGTTAATAATTCAGTAATTGTATAATTATCTACATTATAATCAATTGTTGTCATATATAAAGTAATGTTATTTTTCTATATTTTTTTATAAAAAATTCTATATTTTAGTCCTTTTTTTTGGAATAATTTCAAATACTTCTTCAACTACTTGTTCTTGTTCCTCTTTTACTTCATTATAAAATTCACTCATATTATTAAAATGCTCCAAGAAAACATATTTTATTTTATTTTTTAAAGTCCGCAATTCATAATCCCAATGAGTAAATAATTTATCAGTTATAATTGTTATTCCTGTTCTAAATTTTAAATGTGATTTACCTTTAAATAAAATATTATTTAGAATTTGTCCAATTTCTATATCTAGGTTATCTAATTGAAGTCTGTTAATCCAATATTTACCACGATATATAAAACGATTATAATCACTATTTTCATATATCTTATGCCGTTTATCTGAAACTAATGAATTTCTTATTAGACCAATTCCTTCTATTTTATTAGTTTCATTATTCATTTCTGCTACAAATATTAAACAACCTGGAGAATATAATTCACGTATTTTGAAAGCTGAACCATAAATTACAGCTTCTTTATTTTTTTCTCTATATTCTATATTTTCTTTATATGTTGAATTATTGAATCGTGTACATGCTATATGAAACATTTGTTAGTTTAACAATTAAATAAGAATAAACTAACAAATCAATTTTTTATATTTATACGTTTCTTTTATCCAATATAATTTATAAATTATTATTAATGGAAAATGAATGTTATTTTGTATCTTGTCGTGGAATATTAAAATCTTGTACATTTCATTACATAAATCAAACAACTAATGTAAGTAAAGACGTAAATTATTTGTATGATATGTTAACCTCTAATGAAATGTTTGACGGAATGTCTATTTATATATTTAGCGATTTAATCAAATATTTCGTAAATATTATCTTACCCAACATTAAATATAAATTTGTTCTTGTTACAGGAGAATCTAATCTATGTGTTCCAAAAGAAGTTTTAACTGAACAAGAAACGTATACGCTTATTAAAAACCCGTATTTATTAAAATGGTTTGTTCAAAATTCACGAATTCATGAAAATGATAAAATCATCCAAATGCCAATTGGTCTAGATTATCATACCTTTTTTAATAATCCAAATAATATATTTAAATTACCTGAAGAATCTCATATACCAAAAAATCAAGAACTAGTTTTATTAAGCATTATAAACGATTCTATACCTTATTATAAAAGGATTCCTAAAATATTTGTTAATTTTTCTTTAAATGATGATCGTTTTCAACAAAAGAGACAAGCATTGAATATTATTCCAAAAGATCTTTTAATTCATAATAAAGATATTTTACCTAGATCAATCTATTTGGAAAAAGCTGTTAATTATACGTTTGTTCTAACACCTTCTTCATCAGGGTTAGATTCACATAAAATTTGGGAAGCATTATGTATTGGGTGTATACCAATTTTATGTGTTCCTGAATTTAAAAAATTATTAGAAGATTTACCTGTTTTAATTGTAAATGATTGGTCTCAAATTACACAAGATTTGCTTGATAAAACTATTATAGAATTTAGAGGTAGAATTTTTAATTATCAAAAATTAACATTGAAGTATTGGATAAATATGATAAATGAACAAGTTAATGAACAAAAAATCCTAGAAATTAATTACGCATAAGATCTCCTAAAGTTAAACCTTTTAGAGAACTTATATCATTAAAATTAATATTCATATTTGATTTTTTATTTACATTTGGAGTTGGTTGATTATTTATTTCAGTAATTTTAAATGATATTCCATTTTTGACTTGTTTATAAATAACTTCATTTTCTTGTATATCTTCTTTTACAACATCTTTTACAACTTTACTTTCTTCTTTTTGTAATTGAATAAATCTATTTTCTTTTTCCAATTGTATTTGTTGTTTTAATTCTACATTTTGATCCAATATTTTCTTATATTCTATATTTTTTTCATCTAATTGTTGTTGTAAGAATGTTATGTAATTTTTTTGCTTTACAATTCTATCATTTAATTGAATGAATGCGTCTCTGGCATTTACTTTTTGGGACATATATAAATATTAATATAAATAATTTTAATATTATTTTATTATAATTATTTTATTGAGTAGACTTTAATTTTAAAATGGATTGGCTGCTTTTGATCCTCTGATAACACTAACAATATTGTCATTATATTGACCAATTCTTCTTGCCACATATAATTCCTTTAATCCAGTAGTGTTTGATTGCTTTACTTCAGAAAAGTATTCTGGGCACTTAGAATTGGCGGCTCTAGACATTACAGCTCTTTGCCACCCATTAGGATGAATTGAACCTTTGTTGGCAGCAGAATGCTGATCAACTGCTTTAAATGTATCCAAAACAATGTCTTGATCTGCACCACCTAAAATAAATCTGGTGCCAGTTAATGTAGAATAATCTTTAGCACGTTTAACAGCTGCTAGTGCTTTATCACTGCCAACTGCGTTGGAAAGTAAATCAGCAATGATGTCAACTGAAAAGCCTTCAATATCTCTGGCAATGTCAGCAATTCTTCTTTCAATTGAAGGCATAGCACTTTTGCGATCAAAAAGTGGACATTCGCAAGCGGAAGGGGAAGGGGTCTCTTCGATGTGAGGACTCATTATAATATTCCTAAATATAAATTTTTTTACAAAAAAAATAAAGGTGATTGAAAAATATATATTTAT